CAACGACGCCTTCTTCCTGCGCTGGTGCAACGACTGTGATCGTATTGGCGTTGACGAAAACAACTCCGGTACCGGGTATTGTTCCAAATAGCACTGTCGGCGTGGCGAGGAACCGTTCGCCTGTAATGGTAATCGTCGTTCCACCGGATACACGATCGGCATTCGGAGTAATTGACGTGACAACTGGACCAGCACCTGTAGCGAAGACTCGCCGTTTCGGCCAGAAGAGAAAATTACGTGGGGTTTTATTGACAGCCACTAGGCGGCTCCAAACTTCGTGCGCAGTCTGAGTTCGTCAATCGCAATAGTTCGAATACGACGCCAGGCTTCTTCGGCGGTGCCATTAACATGGAAGTTCAGCGTAACAGCCTGAGATTGAGTCATACTTGCAGGCATTACCTGACTTCCGAACGGCAGACGGACTGTCTCTGGCCCACTCTCGCCAACTCTAACAACACCTCCGTCAGCAAAACCAGGGATGCGCGGTCCTTTCGGTGGTGGAATCGGAGTATTGGGCGCACTATGTTTGCGGGTTTCGAAGATACTCATAATTTCTTGGAACGAGTAGCCCGCGTGCGCGAGGCGTGTCGCTTCGTTGAAATCAACGTTCGATCCAGCACCGGTTGGATTCCACCATGGGTTCGTCTGTGCCTGCAATTCCTGCTGGAAATTTTGGGAGGTCACTTCGTGCGCGCCACCACTTTGCTGGCGCTTTTGATACTCTTCGAGTGTGAGGAGTTCACCAGAGAGCGTTCGTACTTTATCGATCGTCTCTTGAACACCTTTCGTGGCGTCTGAAGACGCTTTGACGGCGGCTCCTCCGTAACTGCTCACGGCATCTTGTGCTTCTCGCCACTTCTTACGCTGCTCTTCAATCACCTCTTGACTGAAGGTCAAACCACTCTGTGTCATGCGGTCCAGGTCACGTTTGTACCCATCGGCAAGATCCTGCATCGCTTCGCGTGACTGAAGCTTCAAACTGTTCCAACTGCTGTTCTCTGCGGCGTCTCGCTGTCTACGTATCCCGTCGAGCTTATCCATCGTTTCTGAATAGTATGCGCTCGTCGAGTCGAGGTTTCTAGCCGCGTCTTCGTATTCCCGTCTGTGCTGATCAATCGCGATATCAGTCGCCGTCTTGTTTTCGTTGCTTCTTAGATCGTTATAAGTCCGAGTGGCTTTTTCCAAAGAAGACAGCCCGTCCTCGTAACGTTTCACCGCCCCAACACTCGTATCGAGTATTGCTGCGATCTCCTTCTGGGTCATCCCCATTGCTTCCAGCGTCTTGATATAATCAAGACTAATTTCTTTGGCTTTGAGTTTCTCTCCGCTCTCCGCTTCCTGATTGATGCGTGCCATGGTGACACTCTCGTAGAAAGCTTTTTCGGAGTCGCTCAACGCGATGTTGCGTTCGAGATGATCGTCCAGCAGTGGGATCATGATCCGCTGCACATCAACGTTCGCTTTTTGCTCGTCAGTCAGCTTATCAAACGCCTCGCTTGTGGCATCGATGCGAAACGCGGCGGAAGCAAGCTGATTACTCAGCCGTTGTAACGTGTCGTCGTGCATTTTCGCGAGAGCATTCCACTTCTCTTGCGCGGCAGTGAGTTGTTCCACCACCGGTTTTGTGTCCGCCAGTCTCTTACGATATTCAGCGACCGCTTCATCGATTGTTTTGAACGACGTTCCAAGTTCGCGATTGAGGACCGCTAAGTTATGTCCGTCTGTTTGCGCCTGTCGAATGCCCTGAGCGGCACGTTCCAGATGTTCGCCAAGAAATTGTACGGCTTGATAGGCGGCAGTCACAGAGGCAACGAACGTTCCTACTGCTACCGCTCCGAGAACGAGTGGCGATGTCAGTGCGGTGACTGCCAGTGCACCAATACTACTAGCGGCACCTAGTGCTTCTACCGATGCCGCTGCCGCTGCTGCACGTGCTGGCGTTGCAGCCAATGCCACATTCATGGCAACGATCTGTTTCTCCACTAACGAGAATCCTGCGACTACGCCACTGATTAAAGCTCCTCCTGTCTGCCAGAGCACAAAAGCTGCGATTAACTCCTTGAAAGGAGAAATGACGTTGTAAATAGCCGTACCAAAATCAACAAGCACACCAATCGTCGTCGAAACTCCGCTGGCAAAGGCTTGCACATAAGGAACAGCCGCAGTAACCGCATCTGCGAATTCATTGATCGCCGCCATCAGCTTCTCCATGACGGAGTTGCCTTCGGTCAGTCCAGTCAATGCGGTGAGAACTGCATCAATCGCATGAGTGACGTTAGGCGAAGAGGCGACAAGACCGGAGAATTCATCAATCCAGTTGCTGATTGCGGTACGAACCTGGTCGATTTTTCCAGCGAAACTGACCTCCTGAGCGCCAGCGTCACTTACCGACTTGCGGAGCAGGTCCATAATGGCAATCCGCTTGGCGTCGGCAAGCTGAGTCGCATTCAGTTGATCTTTTGTCAGTCCGAGTTTCGTCGCATAATTCTGTTCGGCGTCTCCCGCATCAACTACACCGAGTTTGAGGGCCAGCGTGCGCGTTCGTCCCGTCACCATCGCATTAGAAACGAGATCCAGCATTTCCTTCGTGCTGCCAAGCCCTCTGTTCTGCATCACATATGCAGCATCACCAAGCGTCTTGAAATCATCGACGTTCAGCTTCACATTCGCCGACAACAGGCGTGATGCATCTCGCATCAGCACCATGTTGTCGACGGTTTTACGTGTGCCTTCTTGTAGCGCACCGAGCACTGCATCTGCACCGCCCACACTTTCAGTGAAGTGTTCAAAGGTTGCTGTGACATCGTTCACATCTGAACCTTTGACAGCTAGCGCGGTGATCGCACCAGTCATCGCAACGATTCCTGCTGTCGCGACTCCGGCCGCAATGCCTATAGAACCGAGACGCTCTGTAAAACTTTCGGCAAACTCCTCAACCTTGTTCATGATCAGATGCAGTCCTTCGGTGAACTGATCTTCGATCTCAATTTGGCCTGTAAGTGTGCCGATATCCATGTTTTACATGTCCTTCGCCGGTACCGAATACGCGAGCGCAACAGCCATCATGATCTGTTTTTGAAGCTGCCACGACTGACGATTCGGTTGTTCTTCAGTGCTTTTCTTTTGCCCAAACAGGATGCGGAAATCCGCGAGCGGTCGTTGATGTTGTGGTGATACGTGCATGTGGTACAACATCTCGCGTATACCAGCAGCGTGCCAGTTGTCACGTTCCGCTCCGAACGGTTCGAGTTGGAAATACGCTTCCCAACCCATGAACTGCTTCGCAGTAATGCGGCGGAGTAACGCATCAACGTTTACCTCCCCGGCCATCACTGCAAGGTAGTACGCAAAACGACGACGGGGACTCCGCTTCAGGCGTTTTTTATTTGTTCTTCTCCAGCGGTCTTTCCGTTATTCTTGATGTTCAATCCGTTGAGTTTCAGGATCTCATCAACGACCGCTTCTGTACGCTTGTGCGTCTTGCGACGAAACACGGCGATGTACTTCGGATCGTCTGCGTACCGGATGTTTTCCGGTTCGGGGCCGACGAGACTTTTGGTGATCAGACGCAGTCCAGCGGTCTTCTTCGCTTCGCTCTGATTCGCTTCTGACCACTCGATCAAATCACCGGCGCTCAGTGATCCGATGCGAAGAGACTGTCCGTCCTTGAAACCAGGAATGACCTTGTACTCCACGTCATTCGCTGCGTCGATTTCGCTCATCGAAGCAACGATATCAGTGTCTTGTTCGTCTGTTACGTTAACCATCTCTTCCCCCACGCAAAAAGCGCTGGGCTTCCTCTAACTACGTCTTCACACCCGGAAGCCCAGCTAATGGCAGGAGGTTGAGGTGTGAAGAACGCTGCGTGGGGCAGTTCTTACCCGATGACAACTCCGTTGATCGTGAACTTTCCGGTGAACCTGATTGTCACGTCGAGAGCAAGCAGGCCGTCCACCGGTGCCTTCGGCTTGATCGCCTGCACCTGGCCGCTCATAACCCACACGGTGCCGTCAGGAAACGTGAGTCGGTAGCCATCGACTGGCGGTGGCTCGGTGATCATCGCTTTGTACAGACCGGTGATGTGATCTTGCGACGGATCCGTTGGCAAGAAATTCAACGAAATCGGCATCGATCCTCGACGCAATACGCCGAGTGCGTAAGTGTCGATGTTCAACTGCTGCGTTGTCGCGTCGAACTCTTTTCTGTTGAGTTCCGGCGGCATCACATCGCCCATCTCCGCGATGTCTGTGAACACAGTCGGCGTCGAAGCCGGGGCGCGTGCGACAAGTGTTCGATGAGAGCTAATTGCCATCTGAATCTCCTCTCGTTAATTTCAAGTCCTCACGCGTCACGTGTCGAACGCGTCTCACCGCCGTATGTCCGCGTCAATGTTGAACGCGTACATCATCCGATTTACCGTGTCGGTTCCGATCTCTGTGATCTCCTGCCGAGGAGTGATGCTGATGTAAAACGTCGCAGTCAATGTGATGTTGTGAAGCCCATTCTCGGCACCGAGAGCATCCCACGCTTTTTGCAGCATCGCTCGCGAGACCTGCGCATCTGTGGCGCGCGACAGCAACTGCATTGACGGCTTCGCGATAGGGTGCGTGTCGTTCTGATTGCGTGTCGGCGCTCGTCCGCCTGTCTCCGTCAACGTCAAATACGGTCCGCTGCCGGAAGGAATAACTGCTTTGCCGCTAATGAAAATGTTGACACCAAAAACGCCAACAGCTTGTGCCACCAAGCGATCTCGTATATCGTTCGGAAAACTCGCAGGCATTACAGATTGACCTTATCAAGATGCACACGAGCAGCAAGACGACCTGCCATGTACGGTTGCGATTCGTTCAACACAGATTCCAGATACTTCCACTCTCCTGTCGCGTGGAACGCAGTAGGATCTTCGTGCACGAAGATCGCATAGAATACAGCGGCACCGCCGTAGGACATCTGCACAGAAATTTTACGCCATTCGCGTTTCGGAGGGTGCACCGTTCCACTTGCGCGGAGAGATCCCGGTGCGTGTCCGGCCGGAACCGGTCGTTCCGGATTCCACACGGGACATCGTTTCTTGCTCTCCGTCATTTCAACGTTCGCTTCTGCGAAGATCGCTGCCGCCACACGATCTGGCTGTGTCTCTGCGAGTTTCTTCAACTTCGCAATTAACTCTTTTTGACCAAAGATTTTGCCTTTGATCATACAGATACCACTTCTTTGATTGCCGCTGCTTGGACGACGGCTTCGTTGAATCTCTGTCCGATCGTTCCCCAACGGAATTCTGGTTTTGAAACGAGTGTTCGACCACGTAATCCAGTTTCCTCTCGGATACCTGGATAGCAGTACATCAGATGTAACGCCTTGATAAAGTCGTACTCGTCTGCCACACCACCGATGATGTTTAGATAGGGAGGACCAACAGCCGTCGACGAACAAGGTACCATCAGTGCGCCTTCACGCGCCCAGTCACCGAGTGCGGCCCAATCTGGTAAAATACATGGAATTCCGCACGCCATCGCTTCCATCGTCGTCAAACCCATTCCTTCGCCTTGAGTAGTGGTAATGTACAAGTCGAAGGAATTATAGGTGTTCACCAAGTCCGGTTCGTCAATACCGTAGAACATTGGTGGTTCCATCAACAGGAGTCGATCTAATACACCGTAGTAAGCACAAAGCTGAGTAACGTCTACACCGAGATCACCCGTCGGCGCAGTGTGAAGATACAACATCGCATCTTCAATCTTGAACTTCTTCACCCAAGTGGCGAAGTATTTCACCGTCAGATCCCACCGCTTACGCGGTTGGTTCCGATTCACATTGCCGACGATGAAGCGGTCGCGCAATTCGTCTGGAAGCCCTCGCCGCAGGCGGGCCTCCGGCTTGTCCATAGGCCGGTAGGACGAGATGTCCACGCCCAACGGAATCACGACACCTTGGCCGGTGTAGCCGCCCGCGCGAGCCTCCTGAAGCCCGAACTCGGTCCAGAAGATTCCGAGGGCCAATCCGTTAAGGCCAGTCGCCCTACAGTTGCGTCCGTCGACGGCAATAGATGCCACGACTGGAATATCTGCGTACTCTTTGAAAGCCTTCAAATGCTGTAGATACTGCGGAATGTTCCACGGATCGTTTTGAAGGACGATCACATCTGGTTTGACGACATCGCACATCCAGATCAGTCGTCCAAGGCCGAAGGCATCGCCTCCAGGTGCTGCTGCGTAGATCGGATACGGATAAGTATGCGGATCACCACGGTAGTTGATGCCGAGCACCGTCACATCAAATGTATGTCGCATCACATCGATGGTTTCGTGGGTCGCCCGCGCGAAGCCGCTAGGACACGCCGCGTCACCGATCCAGAGCAGTTTCTTTTTCATCGCTTCGCTGCCGGATGCAACAGATCACTCGGAAGATGCGACCACTTTTGCAAGAAGTTGTTATGAGCGAGCGTGAATTTCGAATGGTGTTCGTTGATCTCTTCTGGGGAAGCAACCTCGTTGGTTTTGCTGCCACCGTGATGAACCGCGCACGGTGCATTCGTCTGTGTAAACTTATTGCCGCCACGTTGCGCGAGACGAATTCTCTGGTCGTAATCGATGTCCTCCCAGTACGCGTAACCGGGAGAGATATCTTCATCGAAGCGTCCGATCTTTTCGACTGCACTATTACGGATCAGGAAACAAGAATAGCCGTGTCCGAAGACAAGATCGCCTTCGGTATCTCGCATGGCCTCGATAGAATCTTTTTCGAACGTGATGTCGTCGTTCGTAATGATTCGATCTTCTGGCACATGATCAATGAACCAGTTCCAGCATTCCGCCACACCAAGCGATCGTTCCGGTGTGTAAACCGAAATTGGCAGTACCATCTCTCCAATCATTTCATGGAGTAGATCGGGACGCTTCCCGTTATCAATGATCCAGACGAATGCCGGTAGCACGGTGCCTTCCTGAGCGGAGAGCAACATTTCTCGCAGAAGATCGTAACGACGGAGCACTGGCACGCCGATATATACACGCTTCACCGCTGTGGAGTCGGCGGCTCCAGATGCGGGCGAATCAACACAGTAACTTCCGGTCTCCACATGATGTCGTCGTGCGACCATTTCATTGTCTCCAGGTACTGGGCATCGCCACCGTAGAAAGAACCGAAGGTTCCAATCTTCGACAAATCGTTCGGCAACAGACTCATCGGCGTACCGACATTGCCGCATTTTACAACACGATCTATCCACAACTCCTGTCCGTGGTGATAACGCATGCGAAAGATGATGGGACGATTCGGCGTTTCGATAATCGCTCCATGCATCGCTTCGCGCGCCCACGGTGTGTATGTATCGTCATCATCAATATGCGCGATGTAAGGGCAACGAGCCAGCTTCATCGCGTAGTTTCGTTCGCTGTGACCCCAATCGTTTCCGCGCGGATGCTCGATCACGCGCACGCGCGGGTCATCAATCGTCAGTCCTTCACCAACCACTAAAATTTCGTCAGTAGGCCAGCAGTCAATCGAGCGCAGAGTGGCTCCAAGATATTCGCGGCCTGTTGTGGCAATGATAAAACTGATCACGGCACAAATATCTTCTTCAACTTCTCAACGGCATCATCAACGGCGGCTCCGTGCTGCTGCATCCAATTCGCCCGTCGAGTACTTTCCCCTTCAATAAAGGTTGAATCGGGAGCGTTTCCAACCCAATCGTGATCGATCTTAACTTGCGGCACCATGACGCTGCGACCGAATACGCCCATCACATCACGCAAGTAAATGTCACCCCAGAAGATACGCGGGTCGAATAAGAACCCGAGTGTATCGACCACTTTTTTAGAAACGACACCAAAAGGAAAATGCGTTTCATTGTGTGTCTGTACGCCCAAATCAAATACGCCATCTGGGTATTGATTTGCCACCCCGAGCAGCAACGGTGCCCACATGTCTGTACGGAACACCATGTCATCGTTGCCGCACATCAGTATGTCTCCTGTTGCCGCTTGGACTAACTCATTAAAAAACTGCGGCAACGCTTGATAACCTTCATAGCGTGGACCAACGATCGTTCTGTGCTCCCGCACATACCACTTTGAAGAAGGATCATCGTCGTCTACACGAAAGACCAATTCTGAACAATGGTCAACACCTTCCGTGGTCCGTTTGTACGAGTCCAACATATTAGCCAGCTTCGTCAGCCGGTAACGTGTTGGAACCAGGACGGAAATCTTATTAAACGTCTCCACCGTGATTTCTGTGCCGTCGTTTGAGATACAGCAGTACATCCGATTCGTGACCAGCCGGTATCAATTCGTCTCCGTCTGTGATCAACGCGACATTTTCAAAGAAGATATGCGCGCATCGCCAGCAGTGGTTGATATGCGCAATCAATTCTTTAATTTTAGTGTCCCGCATACGAAGTGACACTCGCGGCCGTCAGGACACCGTGTTTCGCTGCCTCGTCCTGCTGCTTACGAATACGGACGTCTTCGTCCCATTCAGCTTTCGCCCAACCGTGGTAAACAAGAAAGTCAAACATCTCTTTCTTGATCTTGAACATCTCTTCGACGGTACATCCGTGCGGGCGCACAAGAATTTCATCTCGCGCCGAGAATCCAACGATCCACTGGTTGTCGTAGTTGTAATCGAGGATATCGATGCCGGACTCCTGTGGATGCGTCCACCACCGACTACCTGGGTATGGGATGCCGACTGCAAGATTGCAGGAGTCCAGATACGGCTTCACAGAAAGCAACCATTTCTGCGTCTCTCGCATCGTCTCCATCGTCTCACCAGCCATACCGATGACGAGGAACGCGACAGTGTAGAATCCGTGTTTCTTCGCACAGATCAACGCGTCGGTGTTTTGTTGAACACGCGTACCTTTTTGGTTCGCATCGAGTACCTGCTGTGAACCGCTTTCGATGCCGAAACAGGTGACTCGGCACGACATACGTGTCAACGATTCGGCGACGTGATCGTCCATCGTATTGACACGAGTATGGATTCTCGCAGCGAAGTTATTTCGACCGAAAGACACATCGATTGCGTCAGCGAGTTCTCGCAACTTCGTTTTGTGTAGAGTGTACGTGTCGTCTTGAAACTTGAACATCCGCACATTTTTATCCATCACCTGGGCCATTTCAGCGATGATGTTGTGCGGCGAACGGTACCGGGGCTTCTGTCCGATCCACGGCGTCGAACAATAGGTGCATTTGTACGGGCACCCACGCGTGCCTATGAGAGACATCACGGCTCCTGACGATTCCGGATGGAATTCGTTCGGAAAGAACCGTTTCTTCATGACAGCGACACCGTCGTTGTAAATATGATCTTTGGGGAGGAGATCCCACGCTGGAAACGGGATGGCATCCAGATCCATAGCGTCAGCTTTGTCCCCGTAGTAATAGGGTTGGAGCTTACCAGCATCCCAATCGGTAAGAAGTTGTAGGACCGCAACTTCCCCTTCCATGACGACAACTGCGTCGAATAGCTGTCGCCCGTCGGTAGCTTTATAATCACGGCGTTTTGAAAGCACTCCCTTGTAGTGGTAATGTTCCTGTCTACCGGCTTCTTTTACTTCCTTTGGTTCGTAGGAAGGATGCGGTCCACCAGCCACGAGCAGTGCGTCTGGTCGTCGATCTTTGATGAAGGCGGCAAGTTCCAACGCTTCACCAAACTGTGGAGTGCAGAAACCGAACATGTGGACGTCGGAGTCCATGACCTCGTCTGGGAGGTGGATGTTGCCCTCATATCGTTTATCGAGCATTGAGGTGACAACGACATCATGACCTTGATCCCTCAGCAGCCCCGCAATGTAAAGAACACCAAGAGGAACGTTAGTTTTACTATCTGCCAACCAAGGACTAGAAGGAAGAATACAGTGGATTTTCTTCCGTGGGATCTTTCCGAGGGGGAGTCCTGAGGTGGTGACCGCTTCACAACAGCCGCCTTCTGACATCTGAT